CAGTTATCAGCGTTACATCGTCACCAAATACAGCATCTAAAACTACGCTCAATCCACCATCTGTTTGAAGTGAGCCATCAGTTGTTGAAGTTGCGTTAGTTGTGTCCTCAGTCTTGATAATTCCACCCGCAGCAATAGCACCGAAGCCTGAAGTTATCGAGCCTGTATCTAATGCTCCTGTTGTAACTATGGAACCAGAACCTGCTGCTGCACTTGCACCTATGTCTGACAGAACTTCTGCTGCGCTACGCCCGACTACTGTCGTACCATCTATCTTTAGGAAATCAGAATTAGCTACTCCTGAAGCAAACTGTGCAACGTCGTACTGAGAGATACCAGTAGCTACTTGCAGTTCACCACTAGCAAACTCCAGTCCACCGTTAGCAACCAGATCAACAGCTACAGCATCGGCAGCTACATCAATACCATCTCCACCAATTACATTGAGAGTGGCATCGCCTGTCGTAGCACCACCAGTCATACCCGCACCAGCTACAACGCTGGTAATGTCACCCACCGTTGAATCAGCCCAATCAAAATCATTACCATCGGTCATCGTAAGAACTTGGTTGGCAGTACCTGACGCTAGTACGGCAGGGTTACCGCTGGCATCTCCGTAAATTATCTTGCCTCTTGCTATGCCAGCCATCTTAGCTAGGGTCACAGCATTATCTGCGATAGTTCCTGCTCCGGTTACATTTCCTGCTCCAGTAAAAGATGCTGAAGTCCAAGTTACATCTCCGGTCATAGCAATAGTTCGACCCGTTGCTAAGGCTGTAGCCGTGTCAGCGTTACCTGTAAGCGCGCCAGTGACATTGCCTTCCAAAGTTGCGACTAACGTTCCTACCGCATACCCAGTTCCACTGGTATTAACTGCTGTTGCAGAGGGGGCAGCCTGATTGTCTTTGAATAATTTCCACTTGCCAGAATCATTTGCATCTCTGAATAGTCCGGCATATAAATCCTGTGAACCTGATGTGTCGTATAGCCCGTAGAAACCAATGTCGAACGTGTCAGCACCAGCGTTGCCTGTAGCTAAAGCGATCAAAGGGTCTTCAACAGTTAGCGTAGCGGTGTTAACAGTTATCGTATCTCCGCTAACAGTTAGATCGCCTGTGACTGTTACGTCAGCAGCAAGCGACAAACCTGATGCGTCAGTGATAACACCATCAGTTATGACTGTGGCTCCGATAGTGAAATCAGTTGTGGCATCAATGGTCGTGCCTTTTATAGTCGAGTGACCAGTAGCACCAACAGTTGTACCGTCTATAGTTCCACCGTTAATGTCGATGGTAGTTACGATGCCCATGTCGGCAACTGTGCGACCTGCGTTAGTCCAGTTGCTTGCCATAGAGGAAAGCGAAAGCGCGCCAATGCTTGTTGCGCCTGTGATGGTTAGGGTTGAGCCATCTGAAGATATGTACTCGCCACCCCTGTCGTAGAAGTAAAGCTTGTCTACTATTCTTACGTCACCGTCTAGAACATCTAATGATGTTGCGCCATTCTTACCCGTTATCTGTAGCACCTCGTCGGCTGCGACCCAAGTAAGACCATCACCTGATGAATCAGCAGAGTACAAAGCAAAGTTAAAACCAGCAGCGTCTTCACCAACAGTTAGTGTTCCCGTAACCGTCATGTCGGTGAGGTTTACTTTGTCACCAGCTTTAAGCCACCGATGGTTAGTCCCATAGGTAATCTTGACATCCATCGGGATATGGCTTGCGTCTGTCGTAGTGATAGCCCATTTACCGTTGGAGTCAGTAGTAGTTGAAGCCTCCGCAACTGCTGTTGCATTATCGGCACTCTCGTAGCCCTGAACAGTTGCACCAGCAATGGCATTGCCAGAGTTGTCGTATACAAATCCTTGTAACGTCATTCCCATAATTACTTACCTACCAAACCTTGATCGGTCTATGCCTACAAGCGCATCTCGAACAATCGACCTTGCGTTGTCTATTAAATCGTCTTCGTCAATAAATATTAAATTTATCCCTAGTGTCGCTAGATACTGCCTTGTGGAAATATCTGACTGCCTAACCGCTGCGCCTTTTTCGTAATGAAAAAAAACACCCTGTACGTTTATAGCTATATCAGGGGGATTATAGATCATAAAGTCTATAACCCTTCCTCCCTTGTCTAGCCTTCCTCCTGCCAACTTGCTTTGATAATCAAAATCAACATTCGGTTTAAGCCCTAGTTTAAGCAATGCTTTCCAGCATAGATACTCAGGACCACTACCAGCCCACCAGTCCGGTACTGGTACAGCAGGAATTGACTGGTTTGTCATTACGTTTCCACCAGTTGAACCTGAATCTGCCCTCTCTCGTCTAGCCCTGTAAATTCAAACCCAGAAGCAGCTACAAGGTCAACGTAATACGTTCGGTCAGTATCGCTGTCCTTATAGGTAAAAGGAACAAGTGTGTTTGTGTTAATAACAGTTGTTATGTTATCTAATATCTGTTTAGGAGAGCTGCCCCTAAAGCTCTTGGCTGCATCAATCGTTACTGAAAAGCCATACTTAGGTGGAATCTTTTCTCTCCATCTAAGTTCTATTAAATTTAAGTCCGGGCTAGTAGCAGACGTATTACTAGCAAGCGTTACTTTAAATTTAATAGCCGAGAACTCAACTCCAACGCCAGAGGCAAAGTCGTAAGACGTAGTTCCGTTAGTTGTAATTGTTCCAAGGGATGTATACGACTCAGCAAAATTTACTGCGTAAGATATTTGTACCGTGACATTGCTAGAACAGCTTGACGTAATTGCTCGTAAAGCAATTGCAGTCTTGTTACCTGCTGCATCTCCACCGTCAAACCAAGGGGTTTCTAGTATTCCCCCACCAATGTCGTACTCAAAACCTGTAGTTTGCTCAGGGTTTATTACATCAGGAGATAACTCAATCCAGTACAGGTCTCTGCCAACTCCGAACCACATGCGGTATTCGTTGTAAGCAAAGCCTACGTGCGAAGCAGTAAGCCCTGTGCTGTTGCCACCAACCCACTTTACTTCCCAAGCTGTGTCGTTAAATCCAAGAACAGCCGAAGCACCTGTACCAGAAACAACTGTAGAAGACCCGCCAAAGCCTGATGACTGTCTACCTGTTGCAAAGACTGAATAAGCGACAGATGTGTCTGCATTTACAAACGCAATTAAGTCATTGTGCGTTCCGATAAGTTTAATAACTTGCCCTGCATAAGCCTCAGGGATACCGTGGTCTCTGTCGAACCCGACAAGGCTTACTACTGCTGTGTTAGAGCCAGTCTGGTACTTATAGATAGCGTTGCCAGCAGGGAAGTACACAGCATCTCGCCATACAACTGTTCCTGAGCCACTTCTTACATGGAACGGCAGCCGAAGCTCCGTGGCTTCCCACCTGTTGTTGGTTTCATCAAAAGCCCAAAGCCCTACCTTTGTACCTGCATAAATAATTGGGCTACCACTTGCGTCCCGGTAAACAAACAGGGACGTAACATAATCATTTGGAAGCGGTAACGCACCTTTTAATGTAGGGTTGGCAGTTGGTCCAGAAGCCCATTGCTTTAGAACTCCTTCTTGATCTATGCCCCATAGTTGACCATGCCAGATAGTAAAGTAATCGACTTTTCTACTAGCCCCTGCACTAGCGTTTTTATCTGTAAACGAAGCACCATCAACCGTGTAGGTATAGCCTGAGTTACCCCTAGCAAAAATTAGGTAGGTTGCATCCCCATCTTTAAAAACAATTGTTTCGTCGGTAGGGTCGGTCAGGGTAGCTAACTCAGAACTCCAAGCGTCGCTGGCGTTGTTGTAGCTGTAAACTCTGCTATCAGAATTTACGGTATATATTGAGGTACTGCCTCCAACTGTAAATTCAGTAACTGCCCTAATAAAACCAGTACTAGAGTTGGACGCAACAGCGTTAGGTTTTCTTGGTAAAAGAAGATGCCCTTTAAACCTAGTCTGACAAGTAGACCACCATGCCCTGTCTGCTGAGCCTGAATCTAGCCCTCTGTTCCAGCCTATGCCGCCACGGAAGTCGTTCTGGGTAAGTATGGAGGCTCTAGGGTCTGCACCACGCTGTGTGTCACCGATGGTAAACCGTGGAGCAGCGATACTTACAAGTGTCTTTCGTACAGGACCACTGATCTTGTATCTTTCAGAGTTAAGAAGAATTTCACTTGTGCCAACAACAGATGCCATTAGTCCACCATCTTTGTTCCCGGCTTAATTGCCGGAAGTGATCGTTCTGCTTGAGCAGCAACACCTTCAAAGAAAGCAGCTCTTCTGTCGTTGTCATCAGGGTCAGTTGTCCTGCCCCTAGCCAAAGAAAACAAAGCCCTGCTTGTAGCTCTTGCAACTACCAAGTCTGGGTCTGTCTCGCAAACTGTTGCATCAGCCGACAGTAGGACTGGCAGCCTGTAACCAGAAAGCCTGACTAAGTTGTAGCCAACCTTTCCTCTTGCTGGCTCCGTTAAAAATAACTTGCGTGATTCTTTGTCTACTCTGTAGTTCCCTCCCCAAAGGCGGGTATACGTTGCAGACTGAGAATCGACAGATTTTATGTCGTTAACCCACACGTACCTAGTGCTAGTTCCTTGCACATAATTAATGCCAACAGATGTTATAGCTGTGTCTGTTTCAGGACTAGCAAGGCTTACTCGCATGTACGTCCATGTGCGAGCGGTAGCTGCCGGGATGTTAATAGTTTCTTTAGCAGAACCTAGGGCAGATGCGCTGCTTAAAACAATAGTTAAGTCACCAGCAGCGTGGGTTACAGAAGACTTAAACCAGAACTCAAGGGTGTCGTGCTTTGCTAGGTTTAAAGCACTAATGTCTTTGTATCCAACCGTACCTGCTGAAACACTAGATAAATAAAAACTACTAGAAGCACCGTGAGCTTTAAAGTCTTCTGAGTCAGTAGATGCGGTTACACCTGAAAGACTAGTAGTCCAAGTTGTGTTGGCTGAGTCAACTTTCTTTCCATCAAACGAAGTCCGGTAGTCAACAGAATAAACTGCCACCATGTTTGAAGGAATGTCGTGTCTTGAATCAAGCCGTTGCCCGTGATTCGACTCATCTTCTTCTGAGACTAGCCCTCTAGGAGTTCTCTGAATAATCGCTTGGTTAATAAACTCATGGATTCGTTCAGGTGGGTACTCAGCGCGCCAGTACTCGTAGGTGTCTGAGGAAGCTGTAGAGGCTGTAGCTGCTGGCTTAAAGGTAAATGTGCCAGATGAGCTTGCGTAGTCTGTAACACGACGGATAAGACCATCGTTAGTACCAGAGGTGAATACAATCCAACCACCGTTGAACTCGTCATCTCCACCTATGTAGTTAGCGTCAACAAGAGTTGTCGTGCTGCCGTTGCCAGTTGCCGAACTTGCGGGGGACTGGTCTAAGTTTGCCGCAATAGATCGCCTAAGTTGCTCTCTAGTTCTGCTTTGAAATGCAGCCACGAATTACCTACTTGCTAGCTCTACGCTTTCTTCGCCAGTCAGATAAAGATTTCAGACCACCTTTTAGGTCATCTAGTTTTTCTTTACTAACCGGATGGGTTGATTGCTGCTTTGCAAAAGCTTTTACTTCTTGCTCCGCAACTTCTCGTTCTTTATGAAGGAGTTCTTCTAACTGATGACCTTCAAGTCTTGATGCACCGGGAATGTAAACACTTTTTCCATACCCGACATCAAAGGTTTCTTCGGACGGTTGCCCGATCACACGTTCAACATCTCTAGAGAGGTTAACCTGACGATGCCCAGCTTTTCTGCCTGCGGACACAGGCAGCCATATTTGTTGCTTCGCCAAGTTAACCCCCTCTAAAAATTAGTCGCGAATTGCGAGCATGACCCAGCCGTATTCGGTGTCTACTGAAACAACACCCATAGAAGTACCAATAGGTCTTGTGTCTTCTTCGCTAGAAACGTCCCAAAGGTCAGCAGCACCGGATTCACCCGAAGCTTGACTTGTACCAATTGCGTCACCAACTACGTAAGTCGCTGCACCAGACAGAACAGCAGCAGGACCAGCAGTTTGTACCCAACAGAAGTAATCTGCGGTTACAGGAATGGTAGTTACACCTAATGCTCCGGTAGTCATAGTACCGTCACCGTCAATGATTTTTACATCCTTGTAAGGGCTGTACATCAAACCGAATTGTGTGCCAGTAGTAAAAGCAGTTCTAATACCATCTGACTCATCAAGCGTTATTTCACAACCTGCTGCGCTAGAGACTGCGGTATTAGATTTAACCCTATATACCTCGCCCTGACCAGCAACGTCGTTGACGAAAAGATAACCGTCTTTGTACTGGTCTTTAGTTACAGTAAGGGAAGTTGTTGTCGTTACTGTAGTTGACCCTGCTGCTAACGCAGCAGTAGCTAGGTCGCCATCATGTGCTCCAACAGCAGCGATGCCATCTACTATCTGACCAGCAGTAGTAATAGCTGCATTACTGTTTTCTGCGTAGTAAAAGACTCGTCCGTCAGGCAATACTGCCCTTGTGCCAAGCTTTTGCTTCTGAGAAGAAGTCTCTACTTTTTCCTGTCCGTATCCCAAATGAATGGTTAGCGGAAATGCCATATCAAACCCTCCTAAAGGGTTAAGTTTTGAGCAGGTTCTAAGCCCTGCGATAGTCCGATGTTAAAGGCTCGGTCTATCTTTACACCTTTTTTCTAGGTCGCCCTCGTTTTTTCTTAACAGGGGCAACATCCTCTAGCTTACCTGAAGCAACAGCTTCGGAGAAGCTTTCAACCTTCTCTTCCGCTGGTACTTCAGGGTCAGGGGGACTTTGAACAAAGCCTCTACTTAAGTATTTTTGAAGAAAAGACTTAGGCAAGTTGGGACATTCAACCCATTTACCGTAACTTTTCTCGTACTTCCATAGAGAAATTTTTTCAGCTCCCCCTACAGACATTTCAATCCTACTTTTTTTAGAAACCATTATTCAAAGTCCCCTTGAATTATTTGTTAGCTAGTTGCGTCAGCAGACGGATTCGGCTTGTCGTAGAGCAAAGCTGCTCCCTTAGTGTCATCAACTTCAAAGACTGCATAGTCTTCAGTAACAACAACCTCGTATGCACGAAGCGATGCATCCCGCTCACGCTCTTCTGAACGACCACTTGCGGACAAGTGACCCATAGCTGTCCTGTCGGCAATAACACCGTAACCGGAGTCATTAGAGTTATTGGTGATGTTTCCATCTTCAAAGATTGGAACACCAGAAATCTTAATGCCTGACCAGAAATCCTTGACTGCTGGCTTGTTGAAAGCATCTGGCAGAGGGTATGTAGCAAGCGTGTTGCCCACATCAGTTGCTAGTTTCCAAACAGCGTTAGGGTGGTGAACGATAAAAAGATCGTTACCAAACTTATCTGCTTTGGCGTTAGCAATTACACCAGATACGTTAGCAAGGTTAAACAGAGCATTGTCTGCACCAATTGCTGTCCCGCCGTTAAGCGATGGAAACAGAGCAATGATGTCTGTGTCCTTCTTACGAGCCATTGCATCACCCATCTGGCGACCAATGATCTTGTAAACGTCTTCGTTGTTCTGTCGAAGAAGGGTGTCAGTAACGATTACCTTGAGTCCAACTTCAGCAGTAGTTGCTGTAATAGTTGAAACATCAATGTCTTCGCTATCAATCATGTCCTGACCTTCGGCAAGGTCTTCCGCAGTCATCGTAGCGACCTTAGGGATTTCGAGTTTGTACTCACCCTTGCCAAGGTTGAACTTTTCAATAAGCCCAACCATCGGAGCGTTATGCTCCTCTGTGTACCGTGCTTGTGCAAGCATGATACGAGACATATTCTGGAGATTTCCAGAAGTAGTCGTTTGTATTGCCATCTTAATTTACCTCAATCAAAAATGGTAAGACCCATCTGTCTAGCAGCGGCTCTTGCCATATCTGTGCTTACCGCAGAATCTCCTGCGTTGTATCTATCTAAGACAGTACTAGCGTTTGTTGGGGCAACGTCAGTTGCGGGGGTTCCTGACCCGTATGTTTGAGATGGAGTAGCACCCTGCAATCTTGCCTCAAGGTCTTTAATTCTCTTGAGAGACTTAGCGTGGCGTTCCATTTCAACAGGGTTAGTAATTTCCTGTAACTCTGTAAAAGGAATGTTGTGTTGAGATGCAAGTTCATAAGCTTTAGCAAGTTGAGTCCGGCTGTTGAGTTCCGAATTAACCTGCTGGTTTTGACGAGTCATTCTGTCTACTTGCATTTTTGACAGGTAAGCATCTTTTGCTAAAGAAGCTTGCTCTTCTGCCATTTGCTGTGCAGACATATCATCAATGCCTTGGCTTAAGTATTTCTCTCTAAGCTGCTGTGAGTATTGCCCCACTTCTGCTTCAAGATTCTTTTGACTTTCTTGCTCTTGGAATCGGTCCCTTTGCACCCGTTCATTCGTTAGCTGTGTTTCTAACTCAGCCATTCGCTTGTCTGTAGAAGATTGGTACTTCTTAAATTCAGGCGATTGAAAGACTGTGTTAGTTGACTGAGTATCTGTCGTGCCTTCGCTTGTCTCAATATCACCACCCTCAATACCAACCTCTGGCTGAAAGGTTTCCGCAGGGGCTTCTAAAGCCCCTACATTATCCAATGCAGGGTCAATATCTAAATTGATGGTTTCTACCGTAGAGTCAGTTGGCGTTCCTTCTCTCTCAGTTGTCATTAATTACTCTCCTAGCAACGCAACACCTGTTAGATGGCACGTAACACTTGTTTAGGTTTTTAAATAATACCCTACGTTATTAACGTGTGGCAATTGCCTCTGTAAGCTGTATTTGTTCAGCAGGGGCAGGGACTTGAAGGTCTCTGCCTTTGCTAAGTCGCGCTCTTGCTTCGTTAGAATCAACAACTCGCTGAGCTACTGCGTACAGCCCATCTGCTTTTTTAAGAACTGCTGGAACACGCTCTCCCCTTGCTTGGTACTCTTTTCGCAACTTTGCTTTTTCCATTTCCATTGCAGCCGAAACTTTTGCCAGTGAGAAAAGGGAGTCAGGAACCATAAAGTTAGACTTGTTGGCAATAATATAATCTCGCTTATCAGGAGATAATGCCGCAAGGTAACTGTCTAGCTTATCGCCTATTTCCTCACCGCTTAAACCCATTTCATTTTCTGGGGCATAGAGCCTGTCCAGATACTCATAGTATTCGTTCTGGGCTTGTTTTAAAGGTTGACCTTCAGGAACGTCAAACTCGTTGCTGTCATCAAAGGCGTGGCGGCGAACTCCGGCAAGTTCAGCGTCGTACCTGTTCATTAAGGAGTAAATGCTCTTTGCTTTATCCCCTTTACTTTGCCCACCAGCCATGATGGTTTCAATCTTTTGGTACTGCTCTAACTCAATGTCGTAAACATCTTGAGTGTATTTACTTGGCTGGAACTCTGACCCTTCGTAATACATTCGATTAATGTATTTCTGTTCGTAGCCATACAACTCTTTGTAATCTACTCCAGCCAACTCTTGTGAAAGATCATTTTTATCAGCGTAGATACTTACGTTAAGACCAGCCGCTGCACCAATTCCAAGTAAGGTTTTAGCAAATCCACCGTCTAACTGCTCAGAAGCTTCCATGATTTGTTGAATCATTAAAGGGTAGAAGTCTTCAATATCAGTACTTTGCCCCGGAATAAATTGCTCTCTGCCAGTAACTTCTTCTCCAAAGAAATTCTCATTAGATATACCCCCTACAATACTGCTACCAAGAGGGCTAAGCTTTGCCTTTGTAAAGTTTCCAATCTGGCGCATAACGTCAGCGTCAAACTCGTCACCCATAGACGTAATTTCTTTTCGGTCTCCAGAAACTCCGTAAGCTGCGCGAGCCATAAATCGCCAAACAGAACCCAGTCCCAAGGTTAGGTCTATGTTTACTCTGCCTTTACTAGCTTTTAAGAAGTTCGACTTGCGCCAGTCTGTTTCAATTTCAAACCCGTTAAGCACAAGAAGAGTTGTAATGCCTCCAAGCACCCCAAAGGTTCTGGCTAGGTCAGCTCCCATTTGCTTGCTAGTGTGAGCACCACGATGTCCAGCATTAACTACATACCCGTAATCGGTTTTAACAACTGAACTCTTAGGCAAGTCCCACTTCTTTGCGTGAGCGTTTGCCTTTCTTAAAGCCGCCCCTGCTTTTTCAGTCTCTTTAAACTTCACAGCCTTAAACTGCATTGCTTCCTTCCCAAAGGTTTGCATAACCGTAAATGGTACTTGGAACCTAGAAGTCATCCACCTTGGAGCAAGCAAGACAGTAGAAAGTGCAGGGGCTACATTGTCAGGCAAGCTTCCTCTACCCGTAGCTTTGTTTAAGAAATTACCATAGCTTGCTAAGTAATCATGTATTGCGGCTTCAGGAACGTTCGAGTTCTGAAGAGTTTTGTAGTAGTCATTTAACAACTCGTACCTCATCTTATTGAGGTATAAGTTGTGGAATCTTTCACCAGCCTTGAACGGGTAGGCAACAACTCCAAGAGGGCGTTTAAGAACGCTTCCTGTCTTTTGCATAAACGCATTGTTCTTAACTACGTCAGGGAAAACATTTCCTACCGAGTTAAACAAGTTCCCAAGAAACGCTTCTTCTCTTTGAGCAAGTGGACCGTTTAAGTCAGATATAAACACATGCTTGTTGATAAAAGAGTAGTTGACATCGTTGGTTATTGTCTTCATTTGAACGTCATAGTTCTTAGCTGTAAACATACCAACTGAAGACTTGGCTATGTTTTGATACCACTGAGTATCAGGACCTGAAGCCCACGCTTTAACGTCACCTTTAGCTAAAAGGCTTAAAGACCTTCTTGTTGTAACAGGTTTAATTGCTCCTCCAATAAGCATCCCGCCTTGGTTAAAAATTGCTCCGTAGTCAATCGAGAGCAGTAGCGCACGGGGAGCGTTGAAGGCTTGAATAATAAGCTGACGCAGGATTTGCCACTTAGTCCTAGGCGGCACATCTCTGCCTTTTGCACTCAGCCCTAAAGCTTCCCAGACAAGAGTAACTTCACTTGGGGTCAGCACTTCTGCAACATCAAGTTGGGTAGTCCCTGACATTCCTGCTACAAAACGCTGAGGCTCTGTTCCGGTTTTTAATTTAGTTGATGCGGGAGAGCCTACAAAAGGAGTTTCTACTCCCATTAGTTTTTGTATGGCTTTCCTGTAAGTAGTCCGGTCAAAGGTTCTTAAAATAGTCTTTAACTTAGCGTTCTTTATATTTGGAAGTCTTCTTTCTCCGTAGTTAATAAGAGCAACAACTTCCATTGGGTGAAGTCTTAAAGGCTTGTACCCTGATTTACTCTTGTCGGCTTGGCTTTTCATTGCCCCGCCTACTGCTTGATCTTCTGCTTCGTAGCCACGAACAGGGTCAGAGCTAGCTTGCCTTGCTTCCCTAGCAGTTTCTGACCGTGCAACAGTTTTCGTTCTTGCTGCTGAAATTTCAGCGTCAGTAGTTTCTCTCCAAACTTTAAACTCTTCGCTGTTTATTCTTTTTTCTATCTCAGGAATAAGGTTTGTTGCAATGTAGTCTTCACCTTCTTCTGTCATATTGCCATCAATACGACCGAAGCGACCCGTTGTATCTCCAAGAACCTCTTCTAGGATTCTGGCGTTTATAGGCTCAGCAACTCCATCCCCAAAGTACTTAGGGAAGTTAACTTTAGGAGGGCTAAGGTTCGGGACAGGGTTGTTCGGCTGGCGCGGAATAACGTTTCCTTCTACAGCTTTTCTTAGCAGGTCTAAACGTTCTTCAACAGCACGGGCAGGAGACTCAACAGCACGGGTGGTGGCAATTATCTTTTGGTCAATTGCCCTCTGAATTACGTCAGTATTTAAATCTATGAGCTGCTGGTTTCCTTCAACAAGCCCTCTTCCATGCTTGGTGTTTGCCAACTCTAGCTCAGCGTTATCCGTTAGGTTGTCTAGGTTGCCGCCTTGAGGATTCTTTTTACGGTGAAAGATTTTTTCAGGTTCTGTTGCTTTTGCGTCAGTTGCTACAAAGAGAACCTTGCTCTTAATAGTGCTGTCGCTACCAACAAGCACTATAACCCTGTGAGGTGCTCCCCCTTGGTTAGCTCCACCTATTTCTGTAAGTGCTCCAACACCTGTTTTGGTATAAAGCCTATTAAGTAAGTTGTTAGCTTTCTTCTCTGAATACTGAGTCCTACCCCCTCTTGTAGGCTTAGAAATTCCAACTCCAATATTAGCGTTGTTGTTTATAGCCCTAGTGCCTTTGTCGTTAAACAAGGCAAGGTTCTCAGGTTTAAAAGTATTTTGAATGTCTTTAACAAATTCTCTGTTCCTTGACCTGTGGACAAGGTAAGAAACAAGATCAGTCTTTGACGCAACTTCATCTAACTCTCCAATAACAGGAATGTTATTTAAAGAAGAGCTTTTTACAACTTGCCACCAGCTTGCAGTAGTAGCTTTTATCATTGAGTTAGCTAACTCATGAACATTTGTAGTTAGCTGCATACTTGCATAAGTAAAGTTACTTTGCTCTGCGTTAGCCAGAATATCATCAAAGATACTAGCGTTAATATCTTGAAGGTCTATAGCTGCTAGCTGGTCAAAAGCTTTGTCTTGGGCAATAAGCTTGTCAGCAGCTTTTTGTTGAGCTTCCGTAGCAGTCCCTGCGTTTTTTGCTTCTAGTAAAACGCTTTCTGCTTTGTTTGCTAAAGTTCTAATTGCCGCTCTTGCAATAATAAACTCTTCAGGGTTTACGCCAAGCTGTTCTGCAATATCCTCTTTGGTAAAACCAGCGGGGAGCACTTCGTTCCAAGCATCGCCTAATCTTTGCTCAGGCAAAGGAACAGCAAATTCTTCCCAGTCAATTGACCCTTTATTAACTTCTTCTCTTGTAAAGATATCGAGTTGCTCGGCAAAGTCATCGTACAACTCGCTAAAGGCACTAGTTCCGAAAGTTTTTTCTATGTCAACTGGAGAAAAGTCTACTTTTCTACCAGCTAGCTCTTGAATAGAAGGGCTTTTCCATCCATTTCTAGCAACACTAGTTAAGTCCACCATAACAGCGCGCTGGTTTAACTCAATTTTGCTGGTCTTGGAAGTAACTAACTGCGTGTTATTAAGCAGTCCTTCATCAATAAACCTTGCCCCTAGCCTGTCTGCTGTACCTATCAACTCCATAGATATAACTTCGTCTGGACCGATAAGGGGAATGTACGCTTGAACCCTTCCTCCAGCTTGGTCAGCGTAACTCCACGCAGCTATGTCAAAGTCCGTACCGTACTTCCCGTTACCAAGAAGGTTGTACATTCCTTGGCTTTCAGCAAATCTAAAATCAGCTTTGTAATCTACCTTAACGCCAGTCATAAAAATTATCGGCTCACCGTTTTCATTTGTGAACGCTAGGTTTTCAAGCCGTTTTTTTACAATTGGATTTAAGTTGCTTTCCCTCCAGTTACCTATAGAACTTATAGGGTTGCCATCCGGGTCAACAATGCTTAACTTTTGCCTAGTCTGACGCGAAATATCAAACAACGCAAGATTTTTAGTTTCCGGGGATGTGGCTCGCAGAATAATTGCTCGACGCATTGCTTTTTTACTGTCAATTATTGCGTCTATATCTGGGGCTGTCATGCCTTTCTTTAGTAGTGGAAGGATAGGGGCGTAGAAAGGGTCGTTTACTACATCTAACCCAAAAGCACTTAATTCTGAATTAGATTTTATAAGCAGTTCTGTGTCTGTTAGTACTCCAAGGCGACCCATATCCCATGTCAAAGAATTTACTGAAGCTGCAATAGCATTATGTTTTGAATTTAAGAAGAACGTAGCTAGCATCCTAGCTTCAAAATCATCAGACGTAGTAGCCCTAGCAAGTATTATTGCGACATCGTTAGCTTCTGCTTCGGTAAGAAGTCTCCTTTTTTCAATAGCAGCTTCCTTAACAGCTTTTATTGAGCCGGAGGAAGGAGTGCCTTGCTTTGCAATATCTTCAAGAATCTGAGCAAATTTACGGAGAGTTGTTTGTTCGGCTAGCGTTTGCTGCCTAGCAACTCCAAGTGGTTGACTCCCCCGGAACAGGTGCTCATCTATGAAAGTATGCCAAGAGTCAGTTAGTGACTCAGTTGCAGGTCCCCAAACTTTGTCAAGCTCGTATGTCCCTGTATTGCCTTGAGTAATAGATGAGGCAGGTCTGTTGCCTCTTGCAACTTCCATTAAGTATCGTGAAAATAACTCTGACCCTGACTCATGCAACAACGAAGTAAGGTCAAGGTCTCTAATTTGGTTTTCGTCTACCCAAGTTAGTGGCTTGCCTGATTCTCTGGCTGTTCCTACTGGGTCTAGGTTTACTAGCCTTTCAACATCATCGGCGGTTAGCCCTTTAATAGCTTGCAATTGCTCAGCAGTTAACGCTTCGCCAGTAAGTTGCTGCCTTAAAAGTACTTGTTCTTTTAGGCTATCAGATAAGCCTTGGAACCGAACATTTCCATCGGTTGTTCCATATTTTGCGTAAGTAAAAACATCTTGCAGGATAACGTGACTTAACTCATGTTGAATAGATATGAAAGCGTCAGCTTCGTTAATCACAAGATCAGGGTTTGTCTTAGCGTATTCAATAATACTGGCAACCCTACGGAACGTAGAACTCATTACTCCGGCATTAGTTCCTGCAATGCCACCACCTGTTAATGTACGTGCTACAGAGTCCTTGCCAATATACGTACTGCGAACTGTAGGAAGTAGGGACTTTATGTATTCATCTTTTGTAACACCGAAAAGCTTAGCCACGCCTTCAATAATAGGCTCAGAGACTTTAGCGGCTTGAGCAATTTGACTATCACTCATTCCTAGAATTTTTCCAGAAGCTTGGTAATAATCGTCAAAGCTGTTTATCGTAAAGTGAACAGTACTTGCTCCTGCGTTTTTTTCCCCTCTAAAAGCAGCAACAATTTTTAACGGTTTATTTGGCTCTTCAACAACTCTAATATCTGAAGCAGGGCGGCTTAAAGAACCAACTGTTTGAGCAGCGTATTCAATAGGGTCTATCCCGTTTGATGTTATCTCGCTATTGCCTAACTCGGCTGATACAGGTGCTTTTCCTGCATCAGTTGCAGCCGCAGCTATCTGACCGCTTGTTCTAAGTCCGGGCTGCCCGTACTTTGTAGTTACCCAGTTCTTAGCCCCACGCAAAGCTTTGTACGGAAGCATTATGTCATCTGCCATCCACCTTGCGCTTCTAGCAACAGAACCTATACCCAAGCCAAAGCCAACGACTTCTCCCGTAAAAGCTGCTCCGGTTTCAATCTTTGAACCAGTTTCAGGGCTTATAATTCCCGCCCTTTCAAAGGGTTCTGTAGCGGCTCTTGCGGCTCCACCAAAGACAGCTTGAGCTGCAACAACCGGAGCGAAATCTTCCCCTAGAGGGTTTGCCGATTTTCCTGCAAACCTTCTAGCTCTAGCACCTGCGGTTTCTTCTAAGAGAGCTTCTTTTTGGTAGCCAAGTATTTTAGTTTCATTGCCCCCAACCTTAATCGGGTTAAGCATCTTCATAACTTGTTCACGCGCCCGTGTTGTCTTTTCTTCCCAGTCAGTAACAGCTTCGCCATTAACTATCCTTGGAGCTACAACAATGGGGCGTTGGTTATTCTTTTCAAGAAGCTGGTTATAAAACTGAAACTCTGACTCTGATTTACTTATATTTTCTGAAAGAGGTTTGCTGTCGTTGTAAGCTTGAATTTTTTGGTTGTGAGCTGACTTTTCTCTAATAATGAACTGAGAAGGGTCTTCTTCATCAGGGTTAAAATCAGAACCGCTTAAGCCTTTAAAGCCAGCCCCTTGGAATACGTCAGTCTGTTTAACGCGCTTAACATACGCATCTCTAGCTTCTTTTTCTAACTGACTACCTATTTGCTGGCTTTGCTCTACTACAGTTGGTATACCCCCGCCAGCAGCGTTCGACCGTGTTCCAGTAGGACGCAGTTCATTCAACTCAGCTATTTGTTCTTGAAGCTTCTCGTACTCTCTAGATTCATGGAACGGCTCAAAGTTCTTATTTGGCTGTAGTACATCTTTTGAAATTCTTGCTTTGTACCAAGGCTGTGACCCCGAAATCCCCATTTCCGCATTACTGTAACCAGCAGGAGGAGGAGTGTAGCCACGCTGTATGCCATCTGCCGCTCGCCTTCTAGTAGGTAGCTGCGGACCGAACGGCTTTGGAGCCGTTTGCCTGTTAGACAAGAACTGCCGAAAAGATTGAGTCATTAGTAATACAAGAATCTAGTACGAGGACTGAATTGTGAGCCTTGGTTGTACTGTCTGCCTAGCTGAGCAAAGCGTTGAGTAAACGGAAAGTCTTTTAGGTAGTCAGTAAATGTTGCAGTTGGTGCGCCACCGCCTAGTACTTGTTCGCCAAGCTTTCCGTAGAAACCTTGCAAAGCTTCGTCATAAATACTAGAGGCTTGCTTTCTTCGGGCAGATGAATCAAGAAGCCCTTTCGACCCAAGCGTTCCAAAAAACGCAGCCCTAGGCTCTTCTTCAAGAAAGCCAGCCCACGCTGGATTCATTGTCATAATTAATTCCTAGAATAATCCGTATCGTCTGCCAAGAAAATCAGCAAAGTTGTTAGATGGTGCGGAAGATTGTAAGCTTCCGACCTTTGCAAGATTGCCTCTTGTGAAATCTGCAAAAGCTTCTCCGCTTGACCCTGCATACCTAGATATAGCTTGTTGAGCCAGCGGAGAATATCTACCTGACATACCTTGATTTGCTAGCTGGAATAGCAACTCGGCATCTTCACTAGATTCAGGGTTTAACACACCACTCGCAAATGCATTATCTGGACCGTACTCAGTCATGTCCGCTAATTGTTTAAGTTGGGCAAGCTGCCTAAGCTGCGATGATCGCGCTCCACCCCCCACTCTATCACCTACAAAACTACCAAAAGTAGGAGCAAACTTGCTAATATTTGACTTGTCCATTTCTCGTTGAAGGGCAGCTTCATCGCCAGTAAGCGCGTCATACCCACCCGTGGTGTTGCTGCGCCTCAACGCATCTAAATAACTTGCCCTGTCTGTGCCTTCCCCTGCCGCTTCGTTCATGATTAGGGGCATCAAGGTTGCTAGGTCGTATTCACTTCTTAAGGGCTGATATTGGCTTTTTGCAAACCTTCCAGCAGCACCTCCTAAATTACCAAGCCCTGCATTTTCAAGCTGCTCTAAAAACGCTCCAAACGGCGAAGTGCCTTCTAGTTGACGTTCCCTAGACTCGTCCGTTTGATATGTAAGCCCCATCTGAGCATCGTTGCCTCCACCGCCGCCGCCGCCAGTAGGAGGAACACCGCCACCGCCAGCAGGTTCAGCAGAAGCAGCATCCAACTCAGCTTGCAGTTGTGCCATTCTTTCTTCAAATTCACGCTGTGACTTTTCAGAAGCTGTTCTGAACGCTGCCATTTGCTCTTCAAGTTTTTTATCTTGCTCAAGCATGTAAGCCTTAAAGCCAGCACTTCCGTCATCTGCATCTACGGGAGGGACAATTGCGGGAGGGTCAATCTCTACTGGTGGGTTTTTATCACCTTCATCGTCAAACATCTCCTCTTTGTAAGTACCAGTAGAGGTTTCAACATCTCCGGCATCATCTGTCAATCCTCCGGTGGAACCAGCCCGGTCAGGTTTAGATGTTGATTCAACAAGAACTGCACCTCCCGCTGTAGCACCAAACTCAGACAGGTCAAGAGCTTTCTTTCTTGCCTCACTAGCGTTTTCTGCATCTACAGAAATGAGTTCAGTTCCACCGCCCCGTAGTTTTACTTGAACATTATATTTTTTAAGAGCCATTACTTATTCTCCGCTATAAGAACCCGGACCGCCCGGAGTTCCGGGTGGTGCTTGTGCGGGGTCTCCCGCCCTAGTAAAACCTTGCATCTGTGAAGAAAGAATATCATTAGCTATACCCGGAGGGCTACCCTGCTCTCCTCCACCCCCTTGAGGTGGCGGTTGTCCGGGCTGCCCCGGTGCTCCCATTCCACCCATCATAGCTTCAGCTTGAGCTTTTAATTGTTCAAACTGCAAATCCTGCGATTGTTCTTGCTGGTTCTCTTGCTTCAACGTCTTTCTTAAAAGATCAATATAAATAAGAGCTTTTTCTTGCTCGCCTGTTTGCGTCAAGCCTTCAATTAACGTAATTAACAACGCCTTCGGCTCTGTCGTGTGGGCTTGCTGTGCGCTAATTGCGTTCTTAAACTGCTGAACATCTGTGACCTGCAAGATGTTTTCCAGAATCCAGTCATCTGGAGCAAGAGGACGTTCGCCTTCGCGCATCATCTGCGCCATTGTGATTAGCTGAGGGTCATCTTGCGGCATCCGAACACCGAACTTAACTTCAATTGCTCCTGCGCCTTCTAGGTCGGCAGGTTTAATTTCTTCGTTAAAGTAATTCGAGATGTCGTTGTAACGTCCGGTTACATCTATTGCCTTAAATCCACCAAGCTCGTACTGCATAGTAATAAGCTCAGTAATTTGTTTATAGCAAGAGGTCATTGCTTTTACTCTTGGCTCAATCTGATGAGCAGAGCCTTCTTGCAAAACCTTGGCTGCGAACCCTGAGATAGCAAAGGGAAGTTCACCGTAACTTACGTTAGACAATCCACCACGTTGTAGTTCCCCGGAAACAATTCCAACAAACGCAGGAGCGTCTACTGGCATTGTTACTTCATCAAGTAGCTGAATATCAGTACCAGCCGGGAGTGGAACTTCCGAACCATCCTGCCACGGGTCAGAGTCTAGAGTCGTAGTTCCGTCAGGAGACACAACTTTGTATGGTCGCCTTACAGCGCGCCGAACAAGTGTCTTGTACGCACTCATGGCGAAGTTTAAATCGTCATATATCTGGCGGTTGGAAGCAAATATAGACTCACCAAAGTCTCTGGCTGTGTCATCGCTAGCACTTTCGCCTTGAATCCAAGGGGCTGGACCAACCGCTCCTAAAAATACAGGAGCAAACGCTGTGCCGTTAACATCTTTGATGTTGTGCTTAGTAAGCTTCTTGCCCCACTCGGATTCGTCTTTGCCTTTAGCAATAATAATTCCGTGCTCTTCACGGTCGTAGTAGTCCCAGACAGCAACCCCGCCTGTACCACCGTCTTTTTCTATGTCTGGTTCAACGTCAATTTTATATTTGGATTTAATGCTAGCAACAGAACGCTTGGTTCTCTGCGCTAACCAAACAATCCCATCATCATCCATCTCATAAATACAATGCAATGGGTCGAACGGTGTGATGTCTACAAAAGTACTTCCGTCTTGGCGTTTGTTTAAAAGCGCACGACCTGCGTACCAGCCACGAAGTACAGCATGAAAGGCAAGTTGCTCCCGAACTGTTGGCTGCCCTAGTCGTTGCATCCGTTCATCAGCTTGATTAAGTGAGCCGATTGCTAGCTTTTCTTTTTTTGTTCCAGAGTCCCTGCCAGCAACCGCTGCGGTCATGTTTACTCGGAGCGACATACTAGCGTTAGTTAGGTAGGAGATGATTTTATCGGCTAGAATCCGGGGGGCGTTAGAGGTGTAACTCTGGTATCCCGCGCCAGCATCGTGGGCGTTCATTCGATAAAGCCCGTAGTCATCTTCCATTCTGGCGCGTCGGGTGATAAATCCGGGAGATTCCCAAACGCCTTCCAGCATTTCTAGTAGATCATCTATTTTAGCCACATTACCACCTATTCACAGAAATCAAGTTGGTCTGTCCTGAGGTTCTAGCAAAGCCAAAATTCACAACAAGACCGTAGGTTATAGCTTTTACCCCGTGATTGAAAGCATCTCTTGGTGTTTTACCTACCACGTTGCCCTCCCTGTCAGTCCTCCAAGTATAAACATGAATCTGGTCATCGAAAGGGTTAGCGCACCCGCCTAGCTCAGAGATAATGCCTTTACAGTTGTTATTAAAAACAATACTCGGCTGGCGCGAAACAGGGTTTTCTTTTAAATAAGTATTGAATCTTTCGATACCATCCATGATTCCGACTCTTTCGGACACCATGTATAGCCCTGCTTGGGCAAGCCATGTATCAACAGGTCTGGATTCACCAAAGTTATGGGCTGCTACGTCGATAACGCCGTGGGAAACATCCTGCCACCAAGGTTTAGTTTGGCAAATATCAATAATTTCTTCCGTGATCTTAAGGCGTTCGTAAACTTCGTCTATCACACGGACTTGCCCGTCAATTATTTGTACTGCCTCTACAGCGTAGGCTGACTTTGTAACCTGTGAGTAGCCGGGGTCAATCCAAAGATGTACTGGTTCGTTCGGAACATAGACAACTTCATCAGAAACGTGCCTAGCAACGTCAAATGTGTCGTGAACAAGCCCTTTAGGTGGCGCAGGTTTACCTGCAATTCGCTCGTTAAACCAGTTTTCGGAGTGCAACCGCTCTAGTGACAGGATTTCAGGGTCTTCCCTGCCTTCAGGATAGACAACACGGTTAGTCCATGAGGGTAATGAGAAGGAAATAGCGTCATCTTGCTTGTGGTAGAACTTCCAAATCTCCCATTGGGACGGATACCAACCCAACGACATTTCAAACGTGCCTTCTAGGAACAAATACCCACGTTTCTCTGCGATACGACCACGAAGTCTTAGAAAACTGTCGTAGTCAATCTGCGATGCTTCGCAAGTAACGACCATTCGGGGGGCTTCCATAGCCAAACTTCGATAGTCGTTAGCAGACTTTGTTTTTATTTTAAATAAACCGGGGTTGCTTGCTGTTCCGCATATTATTTCCATCTCACCGGGGTCGATACGCTTAGTTTGCTTAAACAAAAACCCAAGTCTGCCAAGAATATCCGATAAATAATTCCACTCTGCTCGGTTGCGCTCATAGTCAGCAGCCACAAGCCACACGATGTCTCCGTCAACAAACTCATCAAGTCTGCTGATGATGGAAATAGCCCCCATAAAGCTTTTACCCGCACGTTCTCCACCCGCAACAAGCTTAATCCGGGCTGGATGATCGAGTATTTCGTCTTGCTCTTCCCAAGTATCAACACCAACTGTCGATAAAAGAGCTTTCCTGTCTTTCGATAAAAGCATTTTGCCTCCTGCAAATACTAAACCCCGATGCAAGGAGGCTCAAGCACCGGGGTCTAGGTGCCAATTAAAGCCTTGCATCGCACCCTGCTTTGGCTGATTGTAACCCTAACGAGGTAGTTTAGTGAGAAACACCCCGGATGCGTACAACCTTGACCACCTCAAAGTAACATAGTTTTAACAGGTGTTATAGACCGAAAGGAAGGAAGGGAAGGGGGGACTATAGGGGGGTAGGGTTGGTAGGTTAACTAACAACTCTCTTAAAAGAGTTGTTAGTGAAACAACATAGTAGTTATATACAAGGAGCGATCAGGAAAAAACTTGAGCTAGGGACTCCAAGGCGGAAAATAAACCGTCAGAGGGGTGTCACTCACACTACACACTACTACTTCTACACCCTACCCCCTCCTTCTACTACACCCTACACCCTACACCTACCTCCCCTCCCTCCCCTCCTACAACCCTCCTCCCCCCACTCACCACTCACCCCCCACTCAATCCCCTCAGCAAATTCTCTTCCGGCTTCACCTCTCTCACTCCTCCCAACAAGTTGGGAGACCTTGTTTCCTCCCCAGTTACCTTGTAACTGTTATAACAATCTTACGATTGTTAAAGGATAACCCCTTGGGTTAACTAGGGGGTAGCTTTGCTAAATTTTCCAAGAATCCGGTGGCAGTACGAAGGGTCCGTAGAACTCCTTGAATCCAGTTTGGAGCAGTCTCTTCCTAGGCATTATGCGCGGGAAAGAGGGGCAGATTTTGCACATTTTAGTTGGATTTGGGGTCTGCTATCATCATGCGCCCACCCGCTTTGGGTCAACTCGTTGACCCTTCTTTACTAACTAGTTAGTAACAGTTACCCCCTTTGGGGGGTAAATGCTCCCCTAAAAGGGGAGTAATGTCCTCTTTCATAAACCCTGAACGGAGTGAAGGGTTTATTCAAGAGAACATTCCCTCAACCAAAACCGAACTGGAGTTCAGATTTGACTACGAAGCAATTATCGAAGATAGAAGCTACGGCACTTTACCGCCCTTTCAATAGAAAGGCTTTCGACGCTGCTTTCCAAAGCAGTAAAACTGGTCGAACCGACCGAGCCAAAGTCCTGAAAGCATTGCTTTCAGCAGCAACAAAATTCGGAGTCGAAGGGGACTTCGTTGCAATCTCAACGAGATTTGCCAAGAAAGGCTTTGCCTTCAACAACGACCTAAAGGTCGTCAGGACTAGAGTTAACGAAGTTATTGACTCCAACACCGATGAATCGGTGAAGCAAGTCCGACAGTCAGTAAAACTGACTAGTGGCGAAGTTGACCTTGGAAAGGTCACTGAGGAAGTCACTAGTGACTTCGTTACCAAAGAAGACCTTGGTCTTCTTGGAGCCAAAGTTGACAAGCTTGCTGAAGCAATGGCACTAATTGCTGCTGCAATTGGTCCAGAGGCTTTCAACAAGTCGTAAGACTTTCCAACTAGTTGCCCTTCGGGGTAGCTAGTTGCTAGTTCTTGGATATTGGTAGTCCAAGCTGAACGAGTTACCTCGAAACTAGCAACAAGTTCATGAAAAGCCCGAATACTAGGAGTAAACCCCTTTGTCACCAGCATCTTTCAACCTAACCTCTTGCCCTAGCTGCAAAGGTGAAGTAATTGTACTTCACAAAGGACGAAGAGCCGGAAAATTGCTATGCAATTCTTGCCGATGGATTGGAACACTAGCTCAAGCAATTAGCTAGAGCTAGTTGACCTGAGCAAGTCAGTAAACTGCTTCGGTTTCTAAACTAGTTACAGGAGTAACAATTGTCTCGAAGTTATAACACTAGTGATGTGTTCAGAGTTGAACCATTAACCAAGGTAGACCGACAGCTTGCTGTCAAAGCAGAAAGACGGTCAATCAAAGTACAGCTAGCTACTGGTATCGAAGACCCATTCTGGTTCAAAGCAACTGGTCACAGTGATACTAGGTGGTCTTGGAAAGAAGTTGGAGCGTTGTTCGGAGTGGACAACGGAGTTAAAGGGTTAAGGAAGTAACGTTGGAAATTTACATAATAACCAAGAACGTTTATGGCAGCGATTTGTTCTACGTCAAGGGCAAGGTTGCTGCAAAGGTAATAAGTCAGTTAACTGGTCGCAAGACTGTAACTCGGCTAGACATTGACAACCTAGGCATTTTAGGTCTTAAGGTCAGAGTCAGCGAAGAGGCTCAAGAAGCACTAGGCTGGACTGCTGAAGAAGCTGGGGCTAAGGCAGTAGACAAAGCCGACATGGAAGCTTGGATGGCTTGGAGAGTAAAAAGACCTTTGACGCTAGGAGTCGAAGAGGCTCAAGAAATTGCCAAGGAGGTTAAGAAAGCTAGAAAGGGTAAACAGCGTCCTCACTACGGCAATGTTTACAGTCGAAACCAACGACGTAGTTAGATATTATACCATATCAATAGATATGGTGTAATAATATAGTGGCAAATTCAGCAACCGACCCGACGGTTTTCGGGACAGTACTAAGGAGTTCAGCAATGGACATCATCATCGGAAAAATCACTAAGGCTTCAGCAGTTGGGACTCACTTAGAGCCAGCTTACGAAGGGACTTTAACTGGTCGCCAAGTT